GTACCCGGTCGCCGAAGATGCTCCGCAGTTCCCGGTCGCCGAAGATGCTCCGTAGTTCCCGGTCGCCGAAGATACTCCTTTGTACCCGGTCGCCGAAGATACTCCTTTGTACCCGGTCGCCGAAGATGCTCCGCAGTTCCCGATCGCCGAAGATGCTCCGCAGTTCCCGGTCGCCGAAGATGCTCCGTAGTCCCCGGTCGCCGAAGATGCTCCGTAGTCCCCGGTCGCCGAAGATGCTCCGTAGTCCCCGGTCGCCGAAGATGCTCCGTGCGCTTCGTCCGATTTTGCCTCCGGCTTAATTTTGCTCATGGTAAACTCAATAGCAGCTTTCACCATGCCTGCAATATCCAATCTCGCACCGATATGGATCTTCGTAGACGCGACTTTTGAATCGCCGCCTTTTCTGTCAAACTCTCCTCTTTGCTCAACTTCGTGATAGACTGATTTATTCGGAAAATAATACTCAAAGCAATCAAGAGGATATTCGCAAGCGTGGAATCCAGAGTCGCAGCACTTCGCCGTATTGGTTTCGTAGTCCTTGCCCTCTTCGTACTGAAAGTCGCGGCAGGTCATATCTTGATTGAATCCCTTGTATGACTTAATCACATTGTCGCTCAATTTTTGTTTCCCTTTCTTTCTGCCTTACTGCAATAGTCATCATCCTTGAACCCATACCCGTAATCAATCCTGTCACAATACGGTATGCTCCCATTTCCGTAATGATGGTGCTTGCAGTCCCGGCACCTGGTTAAAACTCCGTGGTTGTCGGAATATTGGAAATCCTCACCGACAATCACATAGTCAACTATCATTTCAATGTGCTTCATCATTCGCACCACTCCGGTTTCGGAAACCTGTCTGTATACGTGATTTCCTCAACCTCTTCTTTCTCGATGCCAAAAGCATCATCCCAATACTTTTTCAGATCTTCTCCGGCTGGCAGATAGCAGATGATAATTGCATACTCATCGTTCCACGCAGCTTCAACACCGTCTGCGTAACCTATCCCAGAACACCACCACGGCATTTTCAGCGGAGCAAGGTCTCTCAGTGGTCTAGGATCATCTACTGACCATGTTTTGAATCTATAACGGATATATTTCATTCATTACCACCTACGAAATACTTCACGAAGGTATCGCGCTTTACAATCAAGTCGTCCAGTTCTGCTTTTTTCTTCATAATCTGGTCGTAGAAACGATCTACAATCGTGTCTTTCGATACCATGATCTCTTCCGCAGATACACCTACGATTTCAACATCTTCCGTATCGGAATTGTAGGGCAGGAACTCAATGCTCGGTGCTGACCAATAGTCACCCGGTTTATACATCGCAACCATGATGGTAGGCAGTTCCTTGAAGTTGGCAAAATCAGTGATAACGCCGGTGCGCATTTCATTCTTGTTGTTCCGCTTGTCCAGAACTTTTACCGTGTCTCCAACCTTGAACTCGTCAATCCGTCTGGCGTACCGCATGTCCACTTCCAGTTTTACGCCATTGACTTCGATTACTCTCTTTTCTTCACTCATTTCCTGCCTCCTCAAATATAGTCAAAAATGTTCATCTGCGCTTTTTCGTCATCCAGCGACCGCATATTTTCTACACCGGCTTTGTAATACGATTCCTTCAACTCAATGGCAATTGCTTTCCTTCCCATCTTCACAGCCTGATATGCTTCGCTCATGATCCCGCCAAATGGTGTCAGAATGGTATCGCCTGGATTTGTGTACATCTCAACACATCTTTCAATAACAGGAAGTTGCAATGGGCAAATGTGCCGTTCGTCCTGCTCTGTTCTTGCCATCCTTACATTGAGTGTGTCACTCTGGTTAATATCCCACCAAACGGGAGAATGTTCGTACTCCCATATCGGAGAAGCGTATTCCTGCCATCGATCAACCGGAAACGATTCATTCGTGTGCATCACCCTCTCTGGATTCTCTCCGGGCTTTCGCATGAACACGACATAATCGGGTATTCCCATTCTGCTCATGCAGCTGTCCTTTTTTAACTGTTTGTGAAGCAGTCCAAGAGCCTTCGTTCTCTGCATGGCAGTGACGGGATTCTTCCAGATACAGACTTCCGCATGATAGATAAACCCAACTTCTTGAAACTCCCGGATCAAATCTCCTCGGAAATCCTTGATCCCAATAAATCCATCTTTCTCTTTTGATGTCGGAAGGTTCATGCAGTGAACAGCCATGATTCTTCCCGGCATTAGGATTCTGTACAATTCCTTTGTGATAAAACGGAAGTGTTCAAAAAACTGGTGGTCGTCCTTGCTGTTCCCTAGGTCGCGATCACTATTACTGTATGTGTATAATGATGAGAATGGGGGGGAGTAAATTTCCATGTGAATAGAATCGTCCGGGAATGTTTGAAGAATTTCACAAGAATCTCCGTTGTAAATCGCATAATCGTCTGTAATAAATTTGTTCAAGACATCCATTTAGGCATCTCCATCTTTTTCTTCGGTTTATAATCTGTCGTGATTCTCGTTGTGTGTTTGATTTCACTCATGGTTACATCCTTCATAAGTGCAATCATCCGGTTCTGCATTTCATCCATTAAAGCCTGTTTTCGTTCGATGTTCTCCAACACATTTAGTTCCGCTTCGGAAATAATGATATGAACATCCACTTCGCGTTCCTGCCCATATCTCCAACACCTACGAATCGCCTGATAAAACATCTCATAGCTGTCACTGATCCCACAAAAAACCATGTTGTGGCACGTCTGGAAGTTCATGCCAAACCCATAAATGGATGGCTTGCTAATCAATGCGTGGATATTCCCATCTGCAAATTCAAGTGCTGTTTGTGCTTTAAACTCCGGGCTGTCAGATCCAACCACCTCGACGTTTCTATCGACAGCATTGTGGAGCATTGACGATTCAATGTTATAATCACACCACACAAGCCAAGATTCATTCGGTTTGCTTTCCGTCAGTTCTTTTGTGACAAGTACTCTGTCGTTCAGCGATTCTTTCCTCGCTTCTCTTCGTTCAGAAAGCGTTTCTGCCCGATGCGCTACCAACTGATAGTCCTTCGGTTTGCTTTCTACAATGTGCTTTATCAAATTGAGCTTTGGTAATTCATACCCCTCTGCGGAATATCCAAGGTCTGCTGGGTTTCGCACACAAACAGCTATGGTTGCCATAAACTCCCAAAACTTTTGCTCCCCGTAACCTTTCAACCGCCATTTTGACGTATCACCGCTGTCATGGATGAAATATGTGGATAACAACTCCGTTCTGCTCATCACGCCAAGAAACTCAACTGTGTTTGCCAACTCCACTGTGTCATTCGGAGCGGGTGTAGCAGTGCAGCACAATTTGTACGGAGTATGTGCAAACATATCTATTAGCTGTGTTCTTGTTGTGGATGTAAACGCTTTTAATATTGACGATTCGTCAAGCACAACACATCCAAATGCGTCAGGATCGAAGTGTTCCAGAATCTCATAATTTGTTATGTTGATTCCAGGTTTCACATCGTCCGCCGTCCTGACAATCGTTGTGTGAATGCCGAATTTATTCCCTTCCTTTTCTGTCTGTCCCACAACCGCCAAAGGTGCAAGTATCAGTGCTTTTCGTCCTGTTTTCTTGCATACCTGATTGGCAAATTCAAGCTGCATGGCTGTTTTGCCACTCCCGCAATCAGAGAATATTGCTGATCTTCCTTTTCGCAGTGCAAACATCACAATGTCTTTCTGAAAAGGGAATAACATTGGATTCAATTCCGATTCATCTATTTGGATACCAGAATCGACAGATTCCACTTCCTTCGTTTGTAAAAACTCTCTATAGTCCATCTCCCAATCCAGGAAATCATGATTTTATGCGCGCAACCTTTTCCTTTCATGGTTTTTTACGTCTTCTCGACTTAGTTACCCGGTCTTCCATGTAACAGGCGTATTCCCGGTTTTCCTTCCATCTCGCGTCTCTCTGCTCCGCTCTCGCCGCGCTCCATGCTTTGTACGCTTCGCACTTTGAGTGGCATCCGACCTCTCTGTTCGGGCAATCGTCACTGCCCTTATAGCAAGGCGGTTCGGAGTATCCGCGAATTATTGTCTGGTTCATCTTTTCAGTGAGTCAAGCAGCTTGTTCGCTACCGACTTCCAAATGTCACGCTCCCGCTCAATCGTGGCCACATTCGTAACCGGCGGCATGTATTCTTCGTCGTCCACACTGATGCCGACGGATGTTGCGAACCGGTGCTTGATCTCCTCCATTTCGCTCTCGCCGATTGTATCAATCAGGCAAAGCAAGTTATCATACACCGTGTAAATCATCTTCCGGGTGTCAACGCTTCCGCCGCACGAAAAGCAGTAGTTGTTCGGGGCATCCGTATCCCACACGGAAAACGTGTTTGCGAAATTGCTCTGCGTGGCAAAAATCAGCACCTTCCCGGTTCTGCCGTTCGCAGAATTCACTTCCCAAATCTGACCAGGTTCAATGTCCATGTTCATTCCTCCAGTTTATAAACGTCATAGTGTACAGGCTCGTTAAAGCGGTTTTTATCGGTTTTTCTCTCAGAGGTGATCGCCAACCCGTATTTGTGTCTTAAGTCCCAAATTCGAGCCGACAGGCGGGTACAACCGTATTCCTTGAACGCTTCAAGACTTGTGATAGTCCCGTATGTCTCTAAGTGCCTCCGAATTCTCTCATTCTGCGTCATAGCCACAACGTCACCTCCACCGCGTTACCTTTCCTATCAATCGCGTCAACCTCTGCCTGCCGGTCAATGTCCGCGGTGAAGTCATGCGTTCCGTGATACTCGCCGTACAACTCTTCGTTGCTCGATACGCAACCCTTCACGTTGAACCTCACTTCATCACGGCCATAGCCAATCAGATACAGGGCATCCGTCAATTCTTTGACCGTCATCTCTCCTCCTAGTTGAACGGCAGTTCCTCGTCGGAAACATTGTCAGGAATATTCATCCATCCTTCCGCAGACGGAGGTTCGGGCTGTGCCGGTTCCTCTGTGGACTCCTTCTTGCTCTCGCCGAACTCGATCTGGTCAACGATAAACTGCACGGAGTACCGCTTGTTGCCGTTCTTGTCGGTGTAGTTGTCGTTATGCACCTCCGCGGTCATGATCACCTTTGACCCCTTCTTGAGGTACTTCTCAACAAACTCCGCCGTCTTCCGAAACGCGGTGCAATCGAAGAAATCTGTATCCTTGCCGCCTCTGCGGTCTACTGCAACGCTGAACCTGGCTATAGCCATGTCGTTGTCAGAGCCGCCGTATCTTATTTCCGGGTCTTTCGTCAGTCTCCCGGACAGAAAACACTTGTTCACGAATAGTCTCCTCTCGCTATTAAGCTGTCATAGTCCACTTGCCGTTGATCGTAATTGCGGAACTTGTTACCTTTGGCGGCTAAATCCTCCCTCCGGTATGACGAATTGGCGGCAAAATCCTTCCGTTCCGTCCTGTTCCAGTTGCGAACAGCGGCTTTCCAGTCTTTCATGGGGTTTTTCCCCACCATCCAGCCTTTTGAAGTGTAAAAGTCAATAAAACTGTCAGGGTCTACGCTATAGCCCTTCTCCGCAACGTACTCTGCCACATCCTCTCGTGATGGTGGCACGAAGCGCGGAGCGCTTTTCTTTAGTACACCGTCAGGTGTACTTTCTTTTGTATTTAACATTTTACATTTTACATTTGGCTGTGGGTTCGCTTCGATTCGCTGCGCAGTCGCTTCAATTCGCTGTGGGTTCGCTGTGGGTTCGCTGTGGGTTCGCTTCGATTCGCTGTGACATCGCTGTGAATCGCTGTGGAATCGCTCACATACCGTCGCTTCCCGTTCTCATAGTTTTTGTTGTTTTTATCTATGAGCGGCTTGCACATTTTCCAGATCGCAACCACTATCGGGTCTCCGTCAGGCTCTATGTCGTCAAGTGCATATCTGCAAATTGCCATCATAGCAGCTTTGAATTGTTCCGGCGGCAATTCTTCCAACGCCTCAACCTGATTGCGATACAACATCATGCTATCTCTCGTTTCATCCTCCTCCCTTCAATACATCTCCAAACATGTCAAGGAAGTCGGCCAGATTCATAGTGATCTTCCAGTCCGTCCGGTTCTTCTTGTGAATCACTACAGGGACGGAAACTCTCCCCTTTTTCTGAAACTCTGCGGCGGCGTCTCTCTCTGACTGTTCCATTGCTTTGTCCAGATTAAGGTGCTCTACGTTCTTCACCTCCAGATGTAGTCCCGGAATTCCAAGAACGTCCGCGTCGCCCTCTTTCCCGCTGAACTGTTGTCCACGTCTGGCATCTTCAAAGCCGAAATCCCGGAGAATCTTTGCTACGGCCAATTCACCACGTTTGCCTTTTTGACGGCTATTGATAGCTTTTCCCATATCTGGCTATGAAATCCTCCTTGTCTTTCCCGTAGTGTTTACACCACGCTTTTTCAGCGAACGCCTTTAACTCTTTGTCGTGCCATCCTCTCTGATGCAGATTGGTATGACATTCAACACAGAGATAAACCGTCAGACCGTCTTCATCGGCTTTCTTTCTGTTGAATCCGTGGCATATATGGTGTAGATGAAGTCCGGTCTGTCTCCCGCACAAGAAGCATTCCTTCTCAGTTTGGATTATGCTTTTTGCCATATACGCGCATCATCTCCTCGACTTCTTCCGGTGTGGCGGTTGGAATCCCTACGGCGTTGCATTCGTCAATCAGGCCATTTATCAACCGGCTCATCTCTGCCGTGTCATACTGACTCGATCCTTTCATCACAAGGTACATTCGGCGGCTATTTCCATCCTTAAATACCTTCGTTGCGGATGTCGGCTTCAAATGGTATGTATCGGCTTCTAAAACGTCATTCTCGGCCTTTTCTGTGTCAGGGATGAATACCACTAGCTTCTCACCGTCTATCGTCTCTATGGAGCCGTAACGCCGCAACATGAGGTTATGGCACCTGGCATTGGATATGCCCATCTTCCCGGCCAACTTTCCCGTAAGCATCCAGTAGAACGAATTGGCCGACAGACTTCGCTTTATCTTCGGCTTTCCTGCCTCGATAATGAGCGTTCCTTCATCTTTTACGGCATCCAGTTCGGAGAGTGCTTTCTTCTCTTCGTATGACCGGAACGAGACGATCAGATGGCCGTCTACGTCCCGGCTTACGCTATGGAACTTCCCTTTGAATATCATTTCTTCTTGTTCAGCAGATTGATGATCCTGCTATGCTGTTCTTCCGTCAGGTCTGCGCACTTCTCAACGCCATATCTTGCAAGAAGAGCCGTTACGTTTACATTGTTGCTCATCAGCATATCTTCCAGTGCTTTCGCTTTTACTCTGCTGATTTTCCCGTCCGCAACGCTATCTACCATGCTTGCGTTCGCAACCTGATTGGTGTATGCGTCCGTATCGGCATCTTTTGTGTCATCAATCAGGAACAGCCCGTTCAAAGCGTATTTCCTTGCGTAACTGCTCGCCGTGCCGGTAATCTGCGAAACATCCATCCCCTTCTTTTCCGTGGCAATCTCAGCCAAAGCGGAAACGGATATGCATCCTTCTTCGCCGTCTGTAAGTTTCCCGGTCGCTTTCAGGAACAGTCGCTCTCCAAACTGAACAACTTCATCTGTCAAGATCAGAACTAACCGTTCTTTCAGCAAGAGCGGCTTTACCGCTTCGAGAATATCCTCTGCTGATCGGTACTTATATTTCCCAAAAGAGTTATATTGCCCTTTAGGGGCTTTCAGCTCTTGCTGAACAATCAGCAGCTTTGAGTAGATACCTTCTTTCATTTTCCCTCCTTAAACCCTGTTCAAAGAGCGTCGATCTCTCTTATCACGCCGGAGAACTCCTCATACTTTCTGTTCCTGTTCGCAAATTCTTTAAGTTCCCGCGTGGCGTTTTGAATAACAATTTCCTGATAGTCACTCGTTTTCTCAAATGCTTTGTGGAAAGCAACATATCCGCCAGGTCTTCCGTCGTCTATTTCTTTGTTCAC